ATTGACAAAAATCACACTAACGACTTTAAAGACTTTATTAGTAAAGTAAGTAATAATGATGCTCAAAGGATTGAATCACTTGAAAGTACCCTAGGTTATTGTTTACATACATATAAAGACAAAACAGATCAGAAAAGTATTATTTTTAATGATCAAGAGATTGATGACAACCCGAATGGAGGATCGGGAAAGTCTTTAGTATTAAATGCTTTAAATTATATCAGAAAGTGTGTTAAAATAGACGGTAAGGCATTTGATCCTAAAAAATCAGACTTTGTTTACCAACGTGTTAATCTTGATACTCAGATACTAGCCTTTGACGACGTTAAAAAGAATTTTAACTTTGAGCAGTTGTTTTCTTTAATTACCGAAGGTATTACAGTTAACAGAAAAAACAAAGATGAAATATTTATACCGTTTGAACGCTCTCCGAAAATTATTATTACAACTAATTACGTTATTAATGGAGTTGGAAGCTCCCACGAACGCAGAAGGCATGAAATAGAATTCTTCCAGTATTTTAATCAAAAGAAAAGCCCTTTAAATGAATATGGCCGGTTATTATTTGATCAGTGGGACTTTAAGGATTGGAATAAGTTCGACAATTATATGATTAATAACCTTCAGAAATTTCTTAAAAATGGACTTAATAAAACTATTAGCATTAACGCAGATGTTAAAAGATTGATCCAGGCAACTACTAAAGATTTCTTTGATTGGGCTGAGGATGGAAACCTACAACTTAATACAAGGCTTTATAATAACGATCTTTATAATTCTTTTTTAAATGAATATAAAAACTATAAAGAACTTAATATAAAATCTTTATTAAAATGGATTAAGGAATATTCAGACTTTAAAGGTTATGAGTTTACAAAGATTAACGATCACAAAGGAAGAGGAGTTATTTTAGCAACAGAAAAACAATTAATAGACAATGAATGCCCATTTTAAACTAATATCAGGCGATCGATTCCGTACTTCAGATGGAAGAACTTTTAAAGTTTTAGGTGTATGGTTTAGAGAGGGTAAGCCTTCAGATGTTGACTTTATCCAGGTACATGATGAGCCGGAGCCAACGGAAGTAATTACAAAGCCTTATAATATTATTGAAAATCTTTTTATTAATAAAAAAATTATATTGATATGAAACAATACAACTTATTTGATAATACTATTAAAGATACAACGGAGAAAAAATATTCTGCTAAAATAGAATCACCTATTTATGAGCCAAAAAATTTAAAACCTCATATTTTAGAATTAGTTAATAAAGAAAAAACTAATAGATTAATTCGTGAGATTGATAATTCAAATTTATCTATTGAAGAAAAAACTTTTTTAATGGATGCAGCCAGAAGACATAATGTTTTTAATTATGAAAAAATTGCTGATTATTATGCACATGCAAGTCCAGAAATGCAAAATTTAATGGAAAGGTCAGCCCTTGTTATTATTGATTTTGAAAAAGCTATACAATTAGGTTATGTTAAACTTTGCGATGAAATACGCAAACAATATTTAGAAGAATATGGAGAATAAAGATTTCGCAGTGTTTATATTAACACATGGAAGACCAGATAATGTTAAAACTTATAGCACTCTTAAAAAATGCGGTTATACTGGTAAAGTTTATTTTGTTGTTGACAATGAGGATAAAACAATTAATAAGTATATTAAAAATTTTGGAGAGGAAAACGTTAAAGTTTTTAATAAAAAGTTAATGGCTGACAATGTAGATGAAGGCAATAATTTTGATAATAGAAAAGTAATTATACACGCAAGAAACTATTGTTTTGAATTAGCTAAAAAGTTAGGTATTACTTACTTTGTTCAATTTGATGATGATTATTATTATTTTGGTTATAGATATGATACAGGAGCAAAAATTATAAAAAATCTAAATAATGTTTTTGATTCAATGCTTGAATTTTACAAATCATCTGATATTACTTCTATTTGTTTTAGTCAAGGTGGCGACCATATAGGAGGATTTAGCGGAATAAAATTAAAAAGAAAAGCAATGAACTCATTTTTTTGTTCAACTAATAGACCATTTAAGTTTGTTGGTAGTATAAATGAAGATGTAAATACATATACTACTTTAGGCTCAAGAGGTAATTTGTTTTTTACATTTACAAATATTCAATTAGATCAAAAAGATACGCAAAGCAATAAAGGAGGTATGACAGATGAATATGCATTAAGTGGAACTTATCTAAAATCATTCCATAGTGTTTTAATGCACCCTTCTAGTGTAAAAGTATCTATGATGAATGCTAATAATGTTAGATTACATCACTCAATAAAATGGATTAATACAACCCCAATGATTTTAGATAATAGACATAAAAAACTTTAATTAATTTCAATTTTTTTTTATAACTTTACAGAATGACATTTACAAGGGAACATTTTAAATATAAGCACGTCAAAAGAGATCGTAATGATGGGATCAGTTGGATGTTTGACGGTGCAGAACTTACGGAGTTATATCACGCAGACAAAGAAACCTGTTTAAAATCATTAGATGACGCACTTACAACTTATTACAAAAACAAGCCAGGACAAGGAACTACGGCAGATTTGTAAGAAAATCGGAGGTAATTTATCAGATGATCTTTTTCAGGAGTTAATGATCATACTTTTGGAATATAACGAAACTAAGTTAATTGACATATACAACAAAGGTTATTATAAATGGTTTTTAGTCAAGACATTGACAAATCAATTTAATAGTAACTCAAGTCCTTTCAATAAGAAATACAGACCTAAAGATGTTGACTTTATTATCAGTGAAACATACGATCATTCAATAGATGTTACTATTGACAAGATAAACAAACAACTTAACAAGCTTCATTGGTATGATAGGGAACTATTTAAGGCATATATTGAATCAGGATCTTACAGGAAGCTATCAAAACAAACAGACATACCTTTTAACTCAATTAGTAGAACTATAAATCATGTTAAGAACTTTATTCGAGATAATATCGATTAGCTGCATTGCTTTTTTTATTACAACAGTTTCAGGATGGATAAACCTTATTAAACATTATACCGGATATAATCGTTTAAAGCCTTTGGACTGTACGCCTTGTCTTTCTTTTTGGATTGCTTTAATATATTGCATAATCAATTCTCAAGAAAATATATTTATTATTGTAGGGATAGCTCCCGTGTTGGGTTGGTATCTCGAAAATAAGTTATGACAGATAGTTATGAGATATTATTTTACATTAAAATATTTAATGATTACTCTTGCACTTTATACAAGAACGGCATTGACTTTACTGATGGTTTAAACTTTAAATTTTGCTTTACTCAAATAATATTAAATTGACTGAACAACAGAAACATATAATCAAACACTATCAATCCGTATGGGACAACTATAAACTAGCTGGTTATATGAGCAATCTTGATATTTACCAACTTAGAGAGTTAGCCGGAGTACATAGAGAATTATACACTGATTTGCCATTTCCTAACTTACATTGTAAAGCTTGTATCATAGATATGTTTAAGAATTTATTTAACTTATTAAAAATTACAGAAAATGCCGAAGCCTAGAAAAGGAGAGCATAAAGGGGACTATCTTATAAGATGTATGGATGACGAGAAAATGAAACAAGATTATCCGGATAATATGCAGCGATACGCAGTTTGCCAGTCAATATACACTCAGGAAAAGATGGCAGTTGACAAGATATCATTTGACTTTGATGATACACTAAACACAAGCAAAGGAAAAGAACTAGCAAAGCGTTTAAATGAATCCGGAGCGCAGTTATATATTATTTCAGCACGTGATAATAAAGAAGGCATGTATAAGGTAGCAGATGAATTAAATATACCACACTTTAGAATATATGCTTTAGGCAATAATGAAGTGAAAGTATTTAAAGTAAAAGATCTAGGAATCAAAACACATTACGATAATAATCCAGACGTTATTAAACAACTGCCAGGTGTTGGTAAATTATTTAAATTATGATACCACAAGAATTTATTGATAAGCTTCCGGAATATGCAGAGGAATATATTAAGGTATGTTTGGAAAATACAAAAGAAGTAGTTAGCGGATCCGGTAAATTAGTTAATCAAAGGGATAGACATATTCCAACTATTTCTTTTTTTCTTAATATATGGCTTCCTTTTAACAAAGGACAATCATTTAATAGAAAGACTTATTATGAATGGTTAAAATCTGATAATGAGAATAAAAGTAACACTATAAAAAGTATAGATGCCCTATTTACAGCACTTGCAACCGATATTGTGGCCAACGAAGGCAAAGGTATTTTCTATGCTAAAAACAAACTAGGCATGACAGATAAGCAGCAAGTTGATGGATCGATGACCTTTAAAGCAGACTTTGGAACTGAGTAAATGCTAACACTTTACAAGCCACATGCCAAGCAAAGAGAGATACACAACGCCATTAATACCGGAGGGCAAAAGTATTATGTTGTTTCAATCGGAAGGCAGTTTGGCAAAACTCTTTTAGCAGAGAATCAATTATTATATTGGGCGATCAATTTTAGTGGTTGTAAGATAGCTTGGATTAGTCCTGTTTATAGTCAATGTAAAAAAGTATACGGTGAGATCTTTAAGGCTATAGCTAACAGTCCTTATATTTCAGAATCAAACAAATCTGATCTTATAATTACGTTTGCCAACGGATCGACAATACAGTTTTTCAGTGCCGAGAGATACGACAATATAAGAGGTAATACATTTGACTATCTTATATGTGATGAGTTCGCATTTATAAAGAAAGAGGCCTGGACGGAAGTTTTAAAAGCAACTGTTTTAGTTAAGGGTAAGAAGGTATTAATCATTTCAACTCCGAAAGGCAAAAATCATTTCTTTGATCTATTCAATCAGGCCAAAGAAAATGAAGCTTATTATTCCATTGCCGGTACTTCCTTTGACAATCCAAAGATAGATCCTTCCGAGCTTGAAGATGCCAGGCGTAATTTACCGGAGCATGTATTTAGACAGGAATATTTAGCTGAGTTTTTAGACGGCGGATCAGCTGTTTTTAAGAATGTAAGCGATTGTATTAAGTTAGCTAATCCAACACAAAACTGTTACGCCGGGATTGACTTAGGCCGTGCAGATGACTATACGGTGTTAACTATGATTAACGATAAAAACGAGGTATTTTATTGTGAACGATGGCGACACATGGAATGGTCCTCAATAATTAGTAATTTAGTTAAGGTGCTTAATCAATACAAGCCTAAAACATTGATCGAAACCAATGGCGCGCAAGATGCTATATTTGAGCAGATAAGGAACGCAATAAGTTATAACAAAAATCAGATTCAATCATTTATAACAACAGCCAAGAGTAAGCAATCAATAATTGAAGATCTTATTGTTAACTTTGAAAACAAGGATATAACTATTCCTGATAATAACGATCTTATAGATGAGCTTAATTACTTTACATATGAATACAACCTTAAGACTAGGCAGATTCATTACAGCGCACCTGTTGGCCTACATGATGATATAGTGATGTCATTGGCTATATGTTTGAGGGCTAAAAAAGAAATGACAATCAGCGGAGTTTATTTAATTAGATAATCAATATTACAAATTATATATTTATTAATATGAAGATTAATTTACCGGTTACCTGGGAAGCAGTTAATTTAAAACAATTCGCAGCTTTACAGAATAAGTTACAACAAGAAGATACAGACGTAATAGAACGATATATAGACATTATTTCAATACTAAGCAATGAGAAGCCTAGTATTATTATGAAGATGCCTATAAATGATTTAAAGAAGGCAATTGAGTATTTATCATTTATTAATGAATTACCAAAAGATACTAAGATTAAGAATAATTTTGAAATAAATAATCAAAAGTACATTGGGACTTTAGATGTAACTAAACTAACAGCAGGCCAATACATTGACATTAAAACTTTTTGTAAAGATAGTGAGCTTATATTTGAGAATCTGGCTAATATTATGGCTGTTATATATGTTGAAGAGAATTCAGAGTATGAGGGAGCGAAGCATTCAAGCCGCGCGCGAATATTTCAAGAGAAACTGAATATTGCAGACGTATATGGGTTTGCGCTTTTTTTTTCGAATCTATTAAACGCTTTGACGCTGGATATTCTAGACTTTACAATTCAGCAGCAGACACAACTGATCAAGTATCTCCAGGATTCGCTGAGCAGTGGGGATGGTTTGGGGTATTAGACATGCTGGCCAAAGGTGATGTGTTAAAGTTTGATGAGTTGTTAAGACAAAATATAGTTTGGTTTTTAAATATGATAGCTTACTTTAAAGATAAATCAGAACACGAAAAAGAAATAATTAAGAATGCAAAGCGACAAAATAGACTTTAATAAGATTGGGGATTTATTAGAGGATTTAGGTAATAAAATACTTAAAGATCTTCAAAAAAATATTGATTCAAAAAATCTTATTGCATCTGCAAATTTAAGACAGTCTATTTCTTTTGATGTTAAAATATATGCAACAACAATTCAATTAAGCCTTAGTTTAGCTGATTATTATAAATTCATGGATAAGGGGGTTAAAGGTGCTAAAGATTCTTCAAAAGCTCCTAATAGTCCTTATAGTTATAAAAATAAGATGCCTCCTAGAGATGCAATTTTAGAATATATTAAAACTAAACCTTTACAAATAAAAAGTTCGCTTGATTTAACTAAATTAAATAAAAAAGGAATAAAAGTAAAAAGAAGAGCTACAGAAGAGGAAAAAAAGACAATAGAAGATGAAAGAAATTTGGCAGCTATTTTAATCCAAAGAAATATATACAACAAAGGGTTAAAAGCTACTAATTTTTATAGTGATGTAGTAAACGATAATTTAATTGATGAATTTAGTAAAAAATTATCGGAGGCTTTTAAACAACAAATAATTATAAAATTTAAAGAATAATGGCATTTACAATTTTACAGCAGCCTTTACAATACACGCCGGTTTATAACGATATAAATTTTGTTGTTAGCTCAACCAATAATGGACAGCCTAATTTTAATTATATCTTTGATGTTAAGATTAACGGGGTTTTAATTTCAAGGCACAGAATCCCGGCAAGGCCTGATAATGGTTACGGATTGTTTAATGCAAAGAGGATTGCAGAAACTTATATCACTCAAACAATTAACTTTGATCAAATCACTGTTACCAATAGTTCGGAATCTATATTAGGATTAGTGATTGAATGTTATGAAGAGTTTGGAACTACTCCGGCATTGAGTGGTTTATTAGCTACTTCATCAATTGTTTATTGTTGGAATGGGGTTTTATCATACCCGGCTTATGTTAACTATTCAGTAACTTCATTTAGACAAATGAAAAGTCAAATAGATGTTAGCCAGTTGTTAAGTGATAATTTATTCAATAAAATAAAATTAACTGAAAAAGCTTTCTTAAGTGTTTTGGTAGGTGAGGCCAATGCAGTTGATGAGATAGGTATTTTTGCTTATAACAGCGGAGGGTTAATAAAAACAACATACATTCTAAATCCTTTTAAAACAGTTAGCAATACGGCAAGTAGATTTATAACCTTCCCGGCTGGGGCTGTTAACCTTAATCAGATAGTAAACGCTAATCTAAGGATAGATACACAGAACCAAGGTAATATAATTCCGAGTAATACAACCTTTTACCAAATTAGAACTTTTGGTTTTGGATCTGCATCAAAGATTCATTGGTATAATATTACTGAGGTTTGCAGCAAACACACTCCGGTTAGATTGCATTTTTTAAATAGGCTTGGAGGTTATGATTCATTCACTTTTGATTTATTAAATACTTATCAAAGTAATATAGAGCGTAAAGAATATAGACAAAAATTAGGTGGGTTTGTTGGGTCTAGTTATACATATGACATTAAAGATAGATCAGCAACTATATTTGACACGCAGATAAAAACAATTCAAACATTAAATAGTAATTGGATAACAGATACAGAATCTTCCTGGCTTGAACAGTTGTTAACAAGTCCGGATGTTTATTTGGAAGTTGGAACGCAGCTACAAGCGGTTAATATAATTGATAGCAGCTATATTCAGAAAAAAGTAGTTAACGATCAGCTGTTTAATTTAACGGTAACAATAGAAAAATCATTTATAAATAATAGACAACGTGGTTGAGGTATTTATTAAGAGAAAAAACGATATAAGTTTTAGCAAGTTAGATTTATATGAGAATATAAGTCTGCCTATAACTTACAGTATAGCTGATATTCGTTACCCAGAACAAAGGCAAGGGACATTTACAAAGACTATAAGCCTTCCGGGTACTAAGCAAAACAATCATTTGTTTAATCACATCTTTAGGGTTAACAAAGTAACTTATTTAAGTAATGATTTTAATCCTTCATTAAAGGCAGATTGCTTAATCTTAGAGGATTCAATAGAGATTTTCAAAGGATCATTAAAGCTTAATGACATTAACTACCTTGAAGATGGTGAGATCATTTATAATTGTGTGGCATTTGGTGAAACAACGGATTTGTTTTTTTCTTTAGGCAATAAAGAGATAGTTGAGTTGTTTACTTTAACAGATTCATTAAACCACGTTTGGAATAGATCAAATATTGTTGCATCCTGGACCGCAATAAAGGGACAGGGTTATGTTTATCCTATGATCGATTATGGCAATCATACGGAAATCACTCGTAATACTTGGGACACTAAAGAATTTTATCCGGCTATATATGTTAAAGAATATATTGACAGAATGTTTAGCCAAGCTGGTTATACTTATATGTCTGATTTCTTTGATAGCAACAGATTTAAAAGTTTAATAATTCCTTATAACAAAGGTTTATTGAAAAAGAATGAGGATGAAATCAATAGATATAAAGCACAGGCGGTAATTTTACCGAATAAGACTGTTAATTATAACTTATCAAAGGTATTTGGTGACGATCCAACATTTTGGAGTAAAGGAAGATATAATTTTCAATTTATTTATCAATCTAACTCTATTTATTATGATAAAGAGTTAACTAATCAATCAGGTGGATGGGTAACAAATACATACACTGCACAGGTTCAAGGTAATTACAATTTTAATAATACTATAAAGATTTCAGGAGCAGTAATAACAAATCCGCCTTCGGGATCTTATAATTATTCCTTTGGTATAAAGATTGAAGGAGTTTTATTAAAAAATAATGTAGAGTTTAAGAGACAAGAAATATATTATATAGAAGAAAATAATGGAGGCGCACAGACACATACAAGTTATCCATTTGCAACCGGAAACATTGCTTTAAATATAGGAGATAGCATAAGAGTAGAATACAAATATTATTTAGGTTACACAGTAACAGAAATATCAACAAGTTTAAGCACTTATAACCCAAATTTTACATTTACTTTTAATCAAGACGAATGCGTATTTAATACAAATGTTTTAGACGCTATCCTGCCTGGTGATAATTTAAAGATTAAAAATTTCATTCCTGAAAAAGTTTTGTGCAAAGATTTTTTAGGAAGCATCATTAAAATGTTTAATTTATACTTAGAGCCTGATAAAAACAATCCTAAAAATTTGATCATTGAGCCGAGGGACGTTTTTTATAGCAATGAAACAAGCACGTTAAATTGGAGCGATAAAGTTAATCGTGATGTACCTTGGAAAATTACGCCTTTAGGTGAATTGGATTTTAAAGATTTGATATTTAGATATAAGGAAGACAAAGATTCTGACAATCAAGCCTATCAATATAAGTACAATGAAACTTATGGAACTCGAAAGATTAGTGTAATAAATGATTTTTTAACTGATAAAAAAACTATCGAGCCGATATTCGCAGCGAGTCCAACGGTAGTAGACAATTTAAATTGGAATAATTCAAGAGCAATTCCAAGAATCATAAATGAGGCAATTGGGCAGACAGCTTCAGTAATCAGGATTTTATATTATACCGGATTGATTGATTCCGAGCAATGGACTTTTATAGAAAGCGGAAATAGGCAAGCTAAAACGCAATATCCTTATGCTGGCATGAATGATTCACCTAACTTGGTAAGCTTTGATTTGTGCTGGGATATTCCTCAAGAATTATATTGGGATATTGAAGCTTCAAATTACTTGAATAATAATATTTATAACATTTATTACTCAAAGATGATTGATGAAATCACAGACGTTGACAGTAAATTATTAGAATTGGAAGTATTATTAAATTCAAAAGATCTATTTGAAATCAATTTCGCGAAAAAGATATTTATTGATAATAACTACTATATTTTAAATCGAATAATTGACGCAGACAGAACTCAAACACAATTGTGTAGAGTAGAGCTGTTAAAGTTAAAGTTTGGATCTAGTTATATTCCAAACGTAACAGCATCATTTAGCAACGCTAGGAGACGTAATATTGATATAGTTGACGGAGGATTAAACATTGTTAGCAGCTCGTTAAATGGCGCGCCAGCAATGATAGAAGGGGGTTTAAATGAGGTTAGAAGTTTAGCAGCAACAAGTACAATAATAATAGTAACAGGAGGACTTAATTAAATGAATATATTAGACGCAAGAATATTACTAAAGAGATCAACAACTGCCGGAGTAACGCCAACAATACCGGTAAGCTCAAGCCATACGGATGGCAGCTGGATTAATACAGATATTTACAGCGGTGAGGCCTTTGTTAATACTACTGATCAAAGAATGTTTGTTAGAACAGGAGCAAATATTCAAGAAATACCGTTTCAAACTAGGTATATTGGTGAATCCTACGGTGGCGGTGTTATATTTCATACTTATAAAGGTAGTGATAATTTACAGCATGGTTTGATTTGTAGTATTGTTGATCAATCAACAAGTTCGCAATTTAGTAATATAATAATACAAAGTGTAGGCACTACGACTACATGGAATGGTCAAGCAAACACTAACTTAATGAAAGCTCAAACCGGTGCAACATCGGGAGCTTGGAAGCTTGCAGATGATTATTCTTATAGTGGGTTTACGGATTGGTATTTACCAGCTATTGACGAATTAAATTTATTATTTAATAATAGATTTAATGTAAATAAAACTTTAGCTACTATTGGTGGGGCAACTGAATTTAGATATTATTCTTACTGGTGTAGTTCTGAAGAGGATTCAGACACAGGAATTTATTTAAATTTTGGAAACGGAGTTTCAAACTTTACTTTAAAAGATAGTTTATACAGAGTTAGAGCAATAAGACAATTTTAAATGAATATAGATAATATTACAAGGACTAAAAGTTATCGGGATAATTTAAGCAAATCAGATTTTGAACACATTTATAATGATATGTATTCAATTAATGGAAATATTGTTAGTGGATCAATTCCATTTGTTAACAATTCCGGAAGTGATAAACCTTTGCCATTAACGATTGATAAAAAAATACCGTTTCAAAAATCAAATGGAACTGATTCAAATTTAAATTTAATATTAGCTTTATGAGTTATATAATACCGTTAAAAATGCTATACGATGGCGGTGGCAACGCTGTTAAACTTTCTGAGTTGGAAACAGGGGATGTTATTCCTGAATCTTACTTTGAAACTCCTAATAATCTTATTGCTTTTACAGAGTTAACAAGTTCAACAAATGCTTTAGTTAGTTATACAATAGGAACAGGAAATTTAGCTGCTATAAATTTAAATAGCGATACTATTCCTAGATACGCAAAAACAACGTTTACCGCTCCTCAATATGGTAAGGTATCTATTGAGATGGAGTTTGACATGATTATCTTTAACAGCTCAACGGTGTTAATGATTGGATTGCATGACTCAGCAACAACAACAAACACTCCGGCAAAAGGTTGTTTCAGAATTAATGCCGACAATGATAGTGCCGGCACTACTTCGGGAATGAGTACTTTTTACGCTCGATTTATTTTAACCGGATTAACTCCAGGGCAAACATATACTTATTATTTTTTAGCAGCTGCCAACTATTCAGGATGTATTATTAGAGCAAGTAAGCAACAAACTACATATGTGAGTGGAAGTGATCATCCAGCACCTGTTCGTATCTTTGTATATGATTTAGGAAACATAATAACTTTAAGTAATCCAGCAAGCTAATGGCAGATAAAGTAGTAAGTTTAGAATTTAACGTCAAGACTGCCGGAGCGGTAACCGAGATTAACAAGGTTACTAAGGCAACCGAGGGAGCAACTGCCGCATCAAATCAATATGAGAAGCAGTTAAATGATATAAAGAAAGCTACTGATGGAGCCGGATTTAGGGATCTTAACAAGGCTTTAAAACAATATCAGGATTTAGCATTACAAGCTGGTGAAAGTTCGCCAATAGGAAGGCAAGCATTAGCCGAGGCCGGAGAGCTTAAAGATCGTTTAGCTGATCTTAAAAGTGCAATTAGAACAACAGGCCAAGACGGAAGAGAATTACAGGCAGCTTTGCAGCTTGGTGGTGGTATAGTGGCGGGTTTTGGTGCTGTTCAAGGTGTAATGGCTTTGGTAGGTAGTGAATCAGAGGATTTACAAAGAACTTTGGTTAAACTTCAAGCGGTTCAAGCTACATTGGCAAGTGTTGAGGAAATACGAAGTGTATTAGAAAAAGAATCAGCATTAAGAATAACAGCGGTAACAATAGCAGAGAAGGCTAGGACTGCAGCAACGTTAATGGCTACATTTGTTACTAACGGAGCTAGTTTAGCACTAAAAGTTTTTAGAGGGGCATTGATTGCAACAGGAATTGGTGCAGTTGTATTTTTGTTATACAAGGCTGCCGAGTCAATGGGTGTTTTTGGTGATTCAACAGAAGAAACTAATAAGAAACTAGCAGAGCAGAAAGAAAGACAAGAGGCTTTAAATAATCAAGTTAACGAGCAGATAAAGAAAACTTTAGAGTTAAGGAAAACAAGACAAGGCGGCTTAACAGATTTAGAAAATGAGCTTGAAATATTAAAGGCACAAGGGGCAAGCAAAACAGAAATATTAAAAGCTGAAAAAAAGATAATAGATCAACAGCTTGCAGATTTAGAAGTTGCTAAAACTACACGCGGTTTTTTAAATAAAGAAGAGTTAGAGCAACAAAGACAATTGCAACTTGATAAATATTTGTTAAATCTAAACTTTATTAGAGAAACAAAAGAGGCTAACGAGGAAGCAAGGAAAGAGGAAGCAGAAAAGTTAAAGAAGGCAGCAGATGATAGAAGAGCAAAAGAAAAACAGTGGCAATCGGAATTAAAAGAGGATCGTGATAAACTAGCAGCAGATGAAAAATTAGCAGCTGAAAAAAAGTTTGCAGATGATCAACAGTTAATGTTAGCCAGGGCTGAACTATTTGCAGCTGATTTGGCAGCTCAAAAAGCTTCATCAGATTCTAAAAAGGCAGACGAAAAAGAAGTTTTTGATACAAAAGTAAAATTAGCAATGCAAGGCTTTGACATAATAAATCAATTAGCCGCTTTAAATGGGGATAAATCTAAGGCACAAGCTAAGAGAGCATTTGAGATAAATAAAGCTTATCAAATAGCACAAGCTGCAATGGATGGATATAGAGCAGTAATATCAACATTTGCAGAAACTAAAGGTGGGATTGTTTTAAAAAGTATTGCGGCTGGATTAGCCGGAAGTTTTGCAGCTTTGCAAATAGCTAAGATTTCACAATCAAAATTTGATAGTAAAAAATTCGATAAAACAGCACCTAAAACGCCTGGAGGCGATCTTACAGCTGCCGCACCAACACAGACAACAGCACCTCAAACGCCAGGAAGGGTAAGCAATATTACAGGCAATCAAACAACAACAGTAAAGGCCATAGTTGTTGAGTCAGACATCACTACAATGCAAAAAAGAATAAACTCAATCCAAGAAATCGCAAAACTATGAAACTACCGATATACAATTTAGAAATCAATGAGGATGATCAGGAAACAGGGGTAAATTTTGTGGCCTTAGTAGATCAACCGGCAATAGAACGTAACTGGGTTGCGTTTAACAAGCAGCAAAAGTTTATAGCAAATGAAGAAAAACAAATTGTATCTGGTCCGCTAATGGTGGCAGACTTACCGATATACCGACAAGATGCTATTTTAGGTGAATACTATGCGGTATTTACTAAAGAAACTATTGAAAAAATAGTAAATAAATTCTTTAAATCCGGAATGATTCACAACGTAAACTTAATGCACGATGCTAGCCAAGTAGTTAATGGGGCTTATATGATTGAAAGTTATATAATTAATAGGGAAAAGGGAATAAATCCGCCTATTGGCTTTGAAGGGTTAACAGACGGAAGCTGGTTTGGATCGTTTAAAGTAGAAAATAAAGATATATGGAAGCGAATTAAAGAGGGTGAGTTTAAAGGTTTTTCAATTGAAGGTGCATTTGATCATTTATTTTATGTAGACAAGGAGCAAAAAGCTATCAATGAAATTATTGAAATAATTAAGGCAATCGAGTAAAAATGGTACATTTTTAATATAAATATATTTTTAATAAAAAAGATAATATGAACTTAAACGAAGCAATCGAAAAATTGAGCGGACTTGTTAGCAAGTTCAATGCTGAGCCAACAACGGAGCAAACATTTATTGACGCTAAGTTAATGGACGGAACTATAGTAAGATACGAATCTTTAGAAGTTGGGATGCCATTGTTAGTTATTGATGAGGCCGGTAATGAATTGCCAGCACCGGACGGAGAGCATGAGCTTGAAGACGGCACTAAAGTAACTGTTGAAAGCGGTATCATAACCGAAGTAGCAAGCAAAGAAGAGGAAGCTCCGGAAGTAGAAGAAGCACCGATTGAACAACCGATGGCAGCTGTTGAAACAGTAAGCAAAGAAGATTTTGAAGCTTTGAAATCTGAAGTAGAAAATCTTAAAACTATTTTTGAAGAGTTTACAAAAACAAACGAAACTTTATCAGCTGATAATGTGGCAATGAAGGAAATTGTAAAAGAAACTTTTTCAATAGTTGAGAAATTGGCTAAAGTACCTTCAGACAATCCGGTAACTGTAAGATCAAACAACCCATTTAAAAAATCAATCACAAGAGAACAAGAATTAGATAACTTAATTAATAAATTTAAAAACAAATAATATGGCATTTTCAGTAGGCACATTAGCTAATTATACGGATGAACAAAGATTCCCATTAATTAGAAAAGCGGTTTTATCAGCTAAAACAGCTTCTTTATTAACTTTACAAGCTGGCGTTAAATCTTCAGCTGCTATCAACATTTTAGAATCAGACGCAGTTTTCCAAGCTGATGGTTGTGGATTCAATGCTTCAGGCACAACTGGATTAACTCAAAGAATTATCACTACCGGTGCAATTAAAGTTCAAGAGGCTTTATGTCCAAAAACTTTAGAGTCTAAATACATTCAAACACAATTGGCTCCAGGATCAATGTATGATTCTATTCCATTTGAACAACTTTACGCAGAGGAAAAAGCAGCTCAAATAGCTAAAGCTTTGGAAGTTGCGCTTTGGCAATCCGATTTGACTTCAGGATCAGCGAATTTAAACAAATTTGATGGTCTTTTGAAAGTTATCGATGGATCATATGCAGCTGCTAATGTTAACGCTCAAAAAATCAGTGGAACTGTTGCAACTACTTCAGGTTCTGCAACTGTTACCGGAACATCTACTTTGTTTACTACTCAAGTTGCAGCTGGTGATAAACTGGTTATCGGTGCTAACACTTACACTGTATCTGTTGTAGGATCAAATACATCAATAACTCTAACCGGTAACGCTGCTGCTAACGCTTCAGGTGTTGTTGCTAAAGTTGTTAAGGCTGCTTCAGATTTCTTTGCTGCTCCGGTATCTGCAATCACTGTTTCTAACGTTGAAGCTATTATTGATGCAGTTTACAAATCAATCCCGGTTGACGTTTTAGACAAAGAAGATTTATTTATCGCTTGCGGTACTGATACATTCAGATTGTTTACAGTAGCTTTGAAAAATGCTAACCTTTATCATTACGGTGTTGATGCTGTTAACTTTGAATTGTTTATACCTGGAACTAACATTAAATTAGTAGCTCTTAACGGTCTTAACGGAACTTCAAGAGTTATCGCAATGAGAAAATCTAACGGATTCATGGGTGTTGACTTAATGAACGAGGAAGAGAAATTTGAAATTTTCTATGCAAAAGAAGCTGATGAGGTACGTTTTATGGCAGCTTTCAAAGCTGGTGTACAAGTTGCTTTCCCTTCACAAGTTGCAAACTTTGAATTAACTGCTTAATACTAACTTAAGAGGGGAGCTAAAAACTCCCCTTTTTTAAAACTTATAAATTATGGCATGTGCATTAACGGCTGGTAGAGCCTTAGACTGTCGCGATTCGGTTGGTGGTATTAAAAGACTATTAATAACGGAATTAGCGAATAAATCTACATTAACAACAACAACGGGAGCAATCTCCGCATTTACTTTAGCTACAGGAAAGCAATTTTGGTCTTATGAGCAAGTAAGAGAAACTTCCAACTTTTCAGAGGTAATATTGGCATCTGTTGAGAATGGGACTTTAGCTTATGAAACAACTTTAACAGCTATTTTTAACAAAGGAGAAACTGCTACAAGAAATCAAATCAGATTGTTAGCTCAAAACAGGCTAATGATAATTGCAGAGGATAGAAACGGTAAATATTGGTTATTAGGTGAAGCAAATGGTGCTGAACTTACAGCCGGTACTTATGCTTCCGGGACCGCAATGGGAGACAGGAACGGTTACGAATTAACTCTAGTAGCAAAAGAAGCCGAGCCTATTAAAGAGGTTGCAAGCGGATTGATTTCTGCTTTATTAGCTCCAGCAGTTTAATAATTAATAATAATATTTGAAGCCGTAGCATCTACAAAGGTGCTACGGTTTTATTTTTGGTACAAAATCAATAATTTTATATTTATAAATAAAAACACTATGAAAATCAAAGCGGAATTTTTATCGAAAGAAGTTTATTCTAAATTATTGGATAAGATGATATTTGTTTCTTATGAGAATTTGGACTTATTAAAAACTTTAGATCTTAACTTTATTTTTGAAGAAGAGCCACAACCTAAGAAAAAATGAAAATAAAAGCAGAATTTATAGGCAAAGATATGTTTAGCCAGGAGCTTAACAGAATCATTTTAATAAGTGAAGAAAATATATCATTATTTAAAGAGCATGGATATACTTTCTTATTTGAAGTTGAGGTTAAACCTAAAAAAGTTAAACGTGATAAAGTTAATA